GAATGGGAGTTTTTAGTCGATGATAAACGACTTTATTGTATGAAATCAAATGATATTGTAATTAAGTATGAATACCAAGGAGACGAAGAAGAATATAATCCAAGCTTGGCAGAGAGCAGTAGAGGAGTTGATTAAAGTAGCTAAAGAAGCTATTGTTGATTCAGATGATGACATATCATCTGATAGACTTAAAAATGCTGCAGCTACAAAAAAGCTTGCTATAGTCGATGCGTTTGAAATACTTAGTCGTATCGAAGAAGAAGAAAACTTATTAAACGAAAAACCAAAAGAAGTTAAAGAAGAAAGAACTTTTAAAGGTTTTGCAGAGGGTAGATCTAAGTAATGTACGAACAAAGTTTATATAAAGTTTTAAAAGACCATATTAAACCTAAAGTTCTTAAACGAATGAACAGGTATAACAAATGGAAATATGGATACAATAAAGAACACGATATTGTTGTAATAAGTAAAACAGGTAAAATAGGTGAAATATATGAAATACAAAACCTAAAAATAGCTTTACCTGTAGAAAATAAAACGCATAAGTTTGAAACAGATAAATGGGAATATACTGAATACCCAAAACAGCTTAAAAAAATAAAGTCCGTATTTGATTGGGAAGAATATCCAATAGACTTTAAAGAAAAATGGTATGATTACATCGATAATGAATTTACTAGAAGAGAACAAGGCTTTTGGTTCTATAATAAGGGTTTGGCTACTTACATTACTGGTACTCATTATATGTACTTGCAGTGGAGTAAAATCGACGTCGGCCAACCAGACTTTCGTGAATCAAACAGATTATTTTACATATTCTGGGAAGCTTAAACAGACGTTCCGGATTTTCTTTCATGTCTTCAGCAGAAACCGTTAATTTGGCGACAATTACGTCAGATGCACGGTACGGTATCTTGTCTAAGTCTGGCCCCGATGCTAAGAAGATGTTCACAGACAAGGTTTTTTCAAGCCCATCCAGGACGGTATGGACAGGCCCAAAACAGAACTTGCCTATAGAGTACCCGCAACCAAGTATACCAGAAAAAAGCTTGAAAACAACGAAAAGTTACAAGAAATTGACGGGCTCGACACAACAATAGACTGGAAAAACACAGGTGATAACTCTTACGATGGGGAAAAATTAAAGCTGCTTGTACACGATGAAAGCGGTAAGTGGGAACGTCCGACGAACATACTTAACAACTGGAGAGTCACGAAAACCTGCTTACGATTAGGTAGTAGAATTATAGGTAAATGTATGATGGGTTCAACTAGTAACTCATTAGATAAAGGTGGTGATAACTTTAAAAAACTATATAATGACTCATGGAATTACGAAGGATACATTGATTCTCATGGCTTACCTGTCTTCCAAACACCAGACAAACCTGTTGAAGGACCACAAGGTGAAATTATAGATTTAGGTGTAATAGAATACTGGAACAACGAGGTAGAAGGATTAAAGCAAGATCAAGATGCTTTAAATGAATTTTATAGACAGTTTCCTCGCACAACTAAGCATGCTTTTAGAGATGAATCAAAAGAATCTTTATTTAATCTAACTAAGATATACGAGCAAATAGATTTTAATGAAGATTTAAGAAACTCTTTAAATTTAACACAAGGCAGTTTTCAATGGGAAAACGCAGAACAAGATACAAATGTTATATTTGTACCAAACAAAAATGGTAGATTTACTATTAGTTGGGTTCCTCCTGTTCATTTGCAAAATAAAAGATATAAAAAAAATAATACAAATTATCCTGGTAATGAGCATATGGGTGCTTTTGGGTGTGATCCATATGATATATCAGGTACAGTTGATAAAAGAGGTTCAAAAGGATCTTTACATGGTTTAACTAAGTTTTCTATGGAAGACGCGCCAGCTAATCATTTTTTCTTAGAATACATAGCTAGACCACAAACAGCTGAAATATTTTTTGAAGATGTACTTATGGCTTGTGTGTTTTACGGTATGCCAATACTTGTTGAAAACAATAAACCAAGGCTTTTATATTATTTAAAAAAACGTGGTTATAGAGGATTTTCAATGAATAGACCTGATAGAAAATATAATAAACTATCAATAACGGAAAGAGAGTTAGGTGGTATACCAAACTCAAGTGAAGACATAAAACAAGCTCATGCTTCAGCAATAGAAACATATATAGAAACATTTGTAGGTTTAAAACAGTCTGGTTATGGTGATATGTATTTTCAAAAAACGCTAGAAGATTGGGCTAAATTTAATATTAATAATAGAACAAAACATGATGCTTCTATTAGTTCTGGTTTAGCACTTATGGCTTGCAACAAGCATAGGTATTCACCGGTAAACAAAATAAAATTACAACCTGTTGATTTAGGAATTAAAAGATACGACAATAGGGGAACTTCATCAAAAATTATAAGTTAAATGAATATATATACTAACTCAAATAGCGCTTTTCCAAGTCAAGTAGTAAGTGATGCTGAAAAAGCAAGTTGGGAATATGGCAGTCAAGTTGCTATGGCTATTGAATACGAGTGGTTTAGATCTGGAAGAGTTAACGGTAACAGATATTTAACAAACTGGAACAATTTTAACACTTTAAGACTTTACGCTAGAGGTGAACAACCCATACAAAAATATAAAGATGAATTGTCTATTAATGGCGATTTGTCTTATCTTAATTTAGACTGGAAACCAGTGCCTATTTTATCTAAATTTGTAGATATTGTGGTTAATGGTATATCGCAAAAAGCTTATGAAATAAAAGCCTATGCTCAAGATCCGAGTTCTGTTAAAAAAAGAACTTCATACGCTTCTAAAATGTATGAAGACATGTTGGCAAAGGACTATATTGAAAATATAAAAAATACATTAGGTATTGATTTATATCAAACTCCAAATCCTAGTATAGTACCTGAAACAGAAGAAGAACTAGAACTTCATATGCAATTAAGTTATAAACAAGCTATTGAAATAGCAGAAGAAGAAGCTATATCTTCTGTTATGGCTAAAAACAAATATAATTTAATTAGAAGAAGATTAAATATGGATTTAGCAGTATGCGGTATTGCTGCTTGTAAAACTAATTTTAATACTGCAAATGGAGTAACTGTTGATTACGTAGACCCTGCTTATATGGTTTATTCTTATACAGAAGATCCTAATTTTGAAGACATATATTATGTTGGTGAAATAAAATCAATAACAATACCAGAGCTTAAAAAAGAGTTTCCAAATATTTCTGAACAAGAATTAGAGCGTATACAAAAAATGCCAGGAAATAGACAATATGTAACTGGTTGGGGTGGATATGACGAAAATACTGTACAAGTATTATACTTTGATTATAAAACATATCATAATCAAGTATTTAAAATAAAGCAAACTGATCAAGGGCTTATGAAGGCTATTGAAAAGCCAGACACATTTAATCCACCAGAGAACGATAACTTTGAAAGAGTATCAAGATCTATTGAAGTATTATATAGTGGTGCTAAAGTTTTAGGGACAGATACTTTGTTGAAATGGGAACTTGCTGAAAACATGTCAAGACCTTATGCTGATACTACTAAAGTTGAAATGAATTATTCTATATGTGCACCTCGCATGTATAAAGGCAGAATTGATTCACTAGTTAGTAAATGTATTGGTTTTGCAGACATGATACAGCTTACGCATTTAAAATTACAACAGGTATTATCACGCATGGTACCAGATGGTGTATATTTAGACATGGACGGTTTAGCTGAAGTTGATCTTGGCAATGGTACTAATTATAATCCTGCTGAAGCACTAAACATGTATTTCCAAACAGGTTCTATTGTAGGGAGATCACTTACTCAAGACGGTGAAATAAACAGAGGTAAAGTGCCTATTCAAGAATTACAAAGCAGTAGTGGTGGTGCTAAAATACAAAGCTTAATTACTACGTATCAGTATTATTTACAAATGATACGTGATGTAACCGGACTTAATGAAGCTAGAGATGGTAGCTTGCCTGATCGTAACACTTTAGTAGGATTGCAGAAATTAGCTGCTAACGCGTCTAATACAGCAACAAGACATATAAACCAGTCTAGTTTATATATAACACTTAGAATAGCTGAAAATATTGCTTTAAAAATAGCAGATGCTTTAGAGTTTCCATTAACTGCGGAGTCATTAAAAAATTCAATATCTGCTTTTAATGTTGAAACGCTGAGACAAGTAGAGGATTTAAATTTACATGATTTTGGTATATTCTTAGAATTAGAACCAGATGAGGAAGAGCAAGCTAAATTAGAGGCTAACATTCAAGTTGCTTTACAAGCTGGTAATATAGACTTAGATGATGCTATAGATTTGCGTCAAATAAAAAATATTAAACTTGCTAATCAAATGCTTAAAATTAAGCGTAAGAAAAAGCAAAGACAAGATATGCTTACTCAGCAGTCTAATATTCAAGCTCAAGCGGCTGCTCAAGCTGAAACAGCTGAAAAAACAGCTATGGCTGAAGTGCAAAAACAAGAAGCAATATCTGGATCTAAAGTACAGTACGAGCAAGCTAGAACTGAAATGGAAATTAAAAAAATGGAAGTTCAAGCACAGCTTGATCAACAAAAAATGCAGATGCAACATGAGTTTGATATGCAATTAAAGCAAATTGAAACTCAAATGCAAACTCAAAAAGAAAACCAAAAAGAAGATAGAAAAGACAAGCGTATAAAAATGGAAGGTACGCAACAAAGTGAAATGATAAGCCAAAGAAAAAACGATGGTTTACCTATAAACTTTACACAGCAAGACGCTAACGCTTTTATGTAGCGTTTATTTAATTATTTAATTATATTATATTATGTCAGAAGTAAAAACAAATGAACCTGTTAAACAGGAAGGTGACTTTAAATTAAAAACTAAAAAGAAAACACCTAAAAAATTAAACGAAATTAAAGATAACATTACTAAAGTAAATGTTAATCCTAAAGAACCTTTGATTGAACTAGAACCAGAGGTTAAAAAAGTAGTAATACCAAATAAAGAAAAAGAAGATGCCATTCAAATCGGAGAAACAAAGGAGGTATCTGTGGAAAAACCATCCGGAGATAGCGCAGAGGTGGGAGAACCTGTACAAGAGTCCAACGAGACTACTGAAGGGTTTTCTCCGATCACGGAAGTAACTGAAACTGACGTTAAACAAGTTGAAGCAGAAGTTAAAGAAGCTATAAGAGATGAAAAAGTATTAGGTAAACCATTACCTGAAAATATTGAAAAGCTAGTTGCTTTTATGGAAGATACTGGTGGGACAATAGAAGACTATACTCGTTTAAATGCTGATTACAGTAATGTAGATGACAAAACTTTATTAAAAGAGTATTACAAAAAAAATAAACCATATCTAGACAATTCAGACGTCGATCTTCTTTTGGAAGATTTTGACTTTGATGAAGACATAGATGAAGAAAAAGATATACGCAAAAAGAAACTTGCGTTTAAAGAAGAAGTTGCAAAAGCCAAAAACTTTTTAGAGGAAACAAAGAGTAAATATTACGACGAAATCAAGTTGAGACCCGGCGTAACTCAGGAACAACAAAAAGCTATGGAC